CGCAACTCCATTAACAAAACCTCTAGTAAGGTCCTCAGGTATTGAAAACACGTATGAAGTATTGGCAGAAGTGCCTGTGCATACAAGACCTCTCTGAAGCGTTACCTGAGCAGATGAATCTCCATCAGGTCTTTGTATTGAAAATGATATTTGTGCCTTTGCAGAGGTTCTGGAACGGGGTACATAACCAATATTTCTTGCTAATGAAACAACATTCTCTCTGAGAGTGGCAGAATCCAAAAAGGATTCATTCACAATCATATTTGAGTTGAATGCTGTGATATATGTGTTATATGCTAGAGTGTCTATTAAAACGGAAAAGTTAGATCCCTCAAAATCAAAATCGGTGAAAGTCGAATTTGCACGAAGATAATCCTTGATGGATGTTTTTATCTGATCAAAATCTAGATTTGTATACTTAGTAAAAGGCATATTATCTCGTTGCCTCTAATAGGAAAGAAAATTCTTGAGTTGGAAACTCTTGTCCGATGATATCGAAGATGATTGTGGCATTAAAGGTATTTCTATCCGGAAAAGGATCAACCTGGACCTGCACATTATCAATTCTTGGTTCAAAGTTTTCAAGTGCAATCTCTATTTGATTTTGAATTACTGATGCAGTACCAAAATCAACAAATTCGAAGAGACTACTTCTGACTTCAGATCCTAATAAGGAATTAAAAAATCTTTCAGTGGGGATAGTTTCTACTATATTTCTTACGGACCTACGAATCGCATTCTCATTTTTCAATATTTGTAGATCTTTAGTGATAGGATGTGCATCAAAAGACAAACTAATATCTTTAAATGCTCTTGATATCCTTTGAATGGCCATTGACAAGGAGTTTTTCTTTATTTATAACTTAATAATTAGGAATTTGATCCTCGTTTTTATGTTCTTTGGCAGTTTTCCAAAAATAATTGTCATCATTACCAAGTCCATCGCGGTCATGACCATTTTCTACCTGATAATAAACAGTCGAAACTTTAAAATCTGGAATCTTTGGAGTCTCTGGTGTCAGACTGTTATCAAAAATACGAGTTCTATTATTTGGATAGAGACAGAACTGTCCATTATCTAGTTCAATTAGGTTATGAGACTTATGTTCCGATGGATTTTCGCTGGTCGAATAATCAATTGCATCAGCATCTTGGTGATAATTATCAATCGTGCAAACATAAGTGCCCGTTTGAGTTCCATAATCACGAGTATAAACTTCAAAATGCATTGAACCAATGAATTGCTTTTGAATTGTTGTAACACCATAATCCATACAGTTCCAAAATTGTAGATTATGAAGTGTCATATCAGGAGTTGGTTTCTCCGGAGACGAGACAAACGCGCTTATAGGTAACTTATCATACATTGCGGCATACTCTGGTAAGTACGTTTCAAAATAAAAAGCACGCCCAGGCATCGATTTAACCGATACCCAGACGCCCTTTACAAATTCACCATGACCACTTTGATGATCAGTGAGATATTCTTTTCTTACCCATACTTCATAAGCAGGTAAATTTGAGATCAAACAAGACATGAAGAAAGTTTAATAGTTAATACTATCTATTATCTTCCCTGACCTCTATACTTCTTACGAGCCGCGTTTCTGGATGTTGCAGAATACGTCGTGTTCTTACCATTACCTTGACGAGTTTTTTTCGGTTTTGATTCAATGTTTCTTTCACCATTTAAACCAACCTTTGATCGTACTGCCATAAGACTCCTTATTCCTCAATAATAATTTCAGTTCTAATGTTACCTGATTGACCTGTCTCATAAAATTCTACGGACAGGTCCTCTATCTTATCAAAAAATTCTTCAGTGCTCAATTGATCATAAAGAATTTTATCATCTACAAGAATTCTATAAAATTCCTGACGTGCCATCTTAGATTACTCGCATCTTTTCGTGTCCAACGCGAACACGAGGATCACACCAAATCTCGAAACCTGCCTCCTTTGCATCAAGGCAGAATGAGACATCCTCTCCACACATATCCTGTACTTCGCCACTCTCGAAGACTTGCATCTTTGGTGCAAACCATGGATACTTCATCTCATTATTCTCCCAGACTCCGTGCTTGATGAGTAACCATCCGAATCCGGCATAATCTACGGTGAATGGAGATCTGCGCTTTGAAATACTCTCAACTGTTTCATGATTCATGACACCACCATTGTTACGGAAATCATCCTCTTCCATCCAATGTGCCACTGAGGTCGTTCTACCATCTTCTGTGGCATACCATCCAGATGCAATGTCTTGATCCATTAGAACCAATTGCCAAAACTTTTCGGTATTGAAAATAATATCACTATCAATCCATAACTGATAATCATACTTTAATTTTCCGTCCCAGGGCAATTGGTCCGGACCACGCAATACATTTGCTCCAAGACACTTGCACCTTGCAAAGTTGACCATGGACGAGTAGTCCTGCGAAATCTGGATGCTTGCTCCTGATTGTACTAAGTCAAAACAAAGTTGTACAAAATTCTTTAGATACGCATAAGAACATCCTCTCCCAGGAAGACAAAAGACAATTGCCTTTCCCCTTACCATCTCTTTTGCTTTATCGTAATCCCACTCTGCAGTTTTTTTGACCGGCGTTTTTGCCTTTACTGTGAATCCCTTTGCCATAAGAATAACAATTTACTTTCGAATCATACAACATTATATAGTGATTGTCAAGAGCTCTTTTCTTCTGCTAAGACAATCTCATTTCCATCTACTAACCACCTTAAAGTGGTGTCCTCATACCATTGCATCTCATTCAAAATTACTTCGGGCACCTTTACATAATAATCTCCAGTCACAGGATCGACCTCTACTTCACTAAAAATTTTCTCGGAATTTTTTTGCATATACGCGAACCTTACACTTGATTTTATATAGCGAAAAAAAATTTTATGTGCCTTGGAATTTT